AAAAAAGGGTCCAAAAAAGTTTCCTACACATGAAGAGAAAAGAAAGAGTTTCAAAAATTGAAAAGTATTTTAACTTTTTCAAAATGGACAAAAAAAATGTCCAAAAAATGGTTGCCGAAAATGTCCTTACTGACCGAAATTTTCTGTGACGATGTTGAAAAATTATCGTCACAAATTAAACCAAAAGTTTTTTATTTATGGTCTAAAAAAAAATAAATATTTTTGAAAAAAAAGGATTTAGGAATTTTTGTCCTAGCATTATATATAGCAAATGTCTCGCGAAAAATCGCCAAAAAATCTTCAACATTTTTTTTGTGAAAATTGTGATTATGTATCAAGCAAGAAGAGCGACTTTAATAAACACTTAATGACATTGAAACATAAAAAGCTAGTAAATGCTAGTAAAATGCTAGAAAATGCTAGTAACAATCTGCTAACATCTAATTGTCGTTTCAATTGTATCTGTGGAAAATCATATGGACACGATAGCAGTTATTATAGACACAAAAAAATATGCTCTTTTGTTGAAAATAAAATTATAGATGACGATAATATCGAGTCAAGTTACATAAAAAATGTTAATAATGACCCAAGTGACAAGGAATTAATTATGATGTTAATTAAAGAGAATTCTGAAATGAGAAATATGATGATGAAAGTAATAGAAAATGGCACACATAATACTACTAATAACACCACGACTCATACTAACTCTCACAATAAGGCATTTAATCTTAATTTTTTCTTAAATGAGACCTGTAAGAATGCCATGAATATTACTGATTTTGTTGATTCCATTAAATTACAACTTAGTGATTTAATTGATGTAGGTGAACTTGGTTATATAGAAGGAATTTCAAAGATAATTGTAAAAAATTTAAATAATCTAGATGAAACTGAAAGACCTATTCATTGTACAGATAAAAAACGCGAAACATTTTATATCAAAGACCACGATAAATGGGAAAAAGAAGATGAAGAGAAAAAGAAAATTAAAGATACTATTAAAACTATAGCAAATAAAAATATAAGATTGTTACCACAATTTCGAGAGAAATATCCTGACTATAATAATGCTTATTCTAAAACATCTGACAAATACGAAAAAATTGTTATTGAAGCTATGGTTTCTGATATGGAAAAAGACGAAAAAATAATTAAAAATATATCTAAGGTTACAGGAATAAGTAAGAATAATTAAACATTTTTTTCTTCTAAATATTTGTCAATTGCAATATTTGAAAGATGGTCAGCTATCTTATTTTTATTTCTTAATATATGATTGAATTCTATTATTTCAAAATATGATTCTAATTCTTTTGCTTTATCATATAATTCAATTAATTTATCAGAACGACATTTATAAATACCCTTCATGTGATTTATAACAAGTAAACTATCCCCTTCTATTTTTAGACATTTAATATTTAATGCTTTTGCTTGTTGTAATCCTAAAATTAAACCAGCATATTCAGCATGATTATTTGTAGCATTTTCTCCAACAAAGAAACTTTCAGACCATATTTTTTTATCAAAATGATATATAACTGCACCAGCTCCAGACAACCCAGGATTACCTCTACTTCCACCATCAAACATTAATTTATAATCAAATTCTGGATATACTTTTTCTGGGAGTTTTTTATCATAAGACTTTTTAAAGAATGTATCTATTTTTGGTAACATCATCAGTATAATATAAAAAATATAATGTTTATATTATTTCAATTTTTATATTTAAAATATACTTAAATATATTTATATTAAGCAATATAAAGAATGATACGTTTATTTATTTTTTTATCGTTCCTAGCTGGCTTAGCATTTTCAGATACAGAATGCCCATATGTATCTACAATCGGAGACAGACGTAGTAACAAAGATAAATTAAGATTAGTCCAATACAATGTAGAATGGTTATTTATTGACTATTATAGTCCTATGAATTGTCCAGGAAGTGGATGTACATGGGTTAATGAAACTGAAGCAGAGACTCATATGGATTATGTATCGAAAGTTGTTAAACAATTAAACCCAGATATTATTAATTTTTGTGAGGTTGAAGGTTGTGATGAACTTAATATTTTAAAAGATAAATTAGACGATGATACATATACACCATACTTAAAAAAAGGCACTGATACTAGCACTGGACAAAATGTAGGTATGCTAACACGTGTAGACCCATTAGTTAATTTATATAGAACTGAATTAAAATATAATTATCCTATATCAGGTTCTAATTGTGGTTATACAGGTTCTGCTGGTTCTTCTGGTGTTTCAAAACATTATATAACAGAATTTAAATTCAATGGATATAATGTAGCTTTTATAGCAGCACATTTACTAGCAATACCTACTGATCCAGCAAGATGTGTTCAAAGAGAGGCACAAGCATCAGTGTTACAAAATGTCATTTTTGGATATGTTAATAAAGGTTATGAGGTTATTATGATTGGCGATTTTAATGATTATGATGCTGAAGTATTAGATGTGAATAGCAATAAACCCACATCTAAAGTGCTTGATATATTAAAAGGTTATAAAGGCGATTTATCTGGACTTTATGAACTTCACAATGTAGCTGAAGAAATTTCACAAAATGAAAGATATAGTGACTGGTGGGATTCTGATAATAATTGTAATACTGCGTCAGAAAATGACTATTCTATGATTGATCATGTATTAGTTACTGATTCTATAAGAAAAAATATTGATAATGTTTATATCTATCATGGATATGATGAATATTGTGGCAAATACAATTCAGACCATTATCCTGTTGTTGTTGATTTAATTTTATAAATATCATATTTTATTTCTATGTAATATTTATATGAAGATTATTGAAACTTATGAAAATATATTGAATAATGCAACTAATATTGTTCAAATTATAGTATATACTATTTCATTTATTCTTATATCGATGAGTATAGCAACAACAACTTTTACTTATTTTACTGGATATTTTAATCCTTCTATTGATAATAAAGACAATTTTACCTATGCTAGATTGAGTTTAGGTGAAGGAACTGCTTTAGCATTATCTTTTATTTTGGGTGTTGAAATATTAAGATTATTTTTTATCAAAACATATAAACAATTATTATTTGTAGTCTGTTTAGTAGTTATTAAATTAATTATAAATTGGTTTGTATTAAAAGAAATAAGCACAAACTGAATATAATAAAATAACACGTTTATTTTATTATAATTTATCATTTTCATTTTCATCATTTTTATTTTTTTCAAATTTTTTACTATTTTTTAAATAAATTGCTGTTAAAATTGTAACAAGATAAAATGTACCGCACCCAAAATACCTAGTGATACTTAATATACTATTTACATTTTTCTTGTTTGCTATACAAAAAATTTTTAATAAAGATAATGTATCACTTGGTTTATCATAATATAATTCTTGACAAGACAGATGTATTAAAGTTGGAATTAAACATATTATTAATATTGGAAAAATATAGCAAACTTTAGATTTATATATTGTGAAAATAAAATAAAAATAAATAATTATTTTTGATACATCTGATATATGATCATAGTAATCTCCAAATTTTGTAACCATATTGTAAGATCTCGCAAAATTTCCGTCAAAGCAGTCAAAATAATAAGATAAAATCATTAATAATACCATATACAATGAATAATAATTTCCATTGTTAATTAAAAAATACATAGCAAAAGACCAAGATATTAAAGAAATAGTTGTTAGAATGTTTGGTGTAAATCCTAATTGGTAAAAGTAAGGTTGAATCATATTAATACTTGTAATAATAATATCATCAATATGGTTTTCAAGTTTATCAGGTATCTTTCTCATAAATACTATACTATATTGTGTTATTTAATTTATTTAATTTATTCAATTATTATAAATTAAATATAATCGCAAATTTCAGTGTCAAATTTATCATTAACACTTATAATTCGAAATGGTTTACCACAACCATATATTTTATTCTCTCTAACATAATAATCACACATATCTTTTGGAGAATGAGGGTCTATTTGTTTACCATTTTGTATTAAGACACCATGTCTAAATATACCACAATTAATTTTCATAATAATTATAAAATCTCCACAATGTGGACATGTTAAAATTGGTTGTTCTTTCATTTCTTTTTCCTCTTCAGACATTAATAATACATGTTATAATTATATTATTAAATCATTTTTTTATATTATTTTATTTCCGTCTTGAAAATTTGCGTTTAGATTTTTTTTTATTTTTTCTGGTTTTTCTTTTTTTTCTCTTACCACCGGTTTCATTAATTACTGGCAATAAACCACCATCGAAATATCTAGATTGAGGATTTTCATCTTCATCTTTTGATGGTGGTGGTTTCATTGTCATTCCAATTTTAATTGTTTCATATAATTTTTCAATTTCATCTGGTGAAAGATATTGACTATAAACTTGCTCAAAATCTTCTCTTTGATTATTTTTTACAAGTCCTCTAATAAAAGAAGCGGAATATTCAGATGGATGAATATCAGCAATAGTACGTTCTCCCATTCCAGTAGTTTTTAAAGCCTCCATTCCTTCTCTCTCTAATATCATACCATTTATCGATTTAATATAGTCTTTTGTTTTAAAATTATCAACAATTGTATCCAAAAAATCAGCTCTATCTCTACCAACAATAAAAAACATATTTATTTTAGTTATATCTTTATCAATAAAATCATTTTTTATTACATTATAAATAAACCCAAATGGACTACCAACAGAACAAATAACAATAACATTAAAATTTTCAATTTGTTGTTTTTTAAATGAATCCGTTTCAGAATCAGCGAGTTGTATTTTATAAGTTGATATCATTTTATCCAATATAGTAGATTTATAAATTAGGTCAGATTGAATCATATTAGCTACAATTGCGGCATCAGATTTGTTTTTTGCTTTAGGTATAGATGAACTACTACATGGTAAAGGATTTTTACCATCTAAAGAACTAGATGTTATTATATAAGCTTTATCAAGACCTAAATCAATAGCTTTATAAATCATCGTTTTAATTAATTCTAGATGACCTGGTGTTGGTGGATTCATTCTTACAAAAGAAAAAATAAATGTATTATCAGGTGTATAATTTATATTCATATTATATATTAATTATATATAAAATTTTCAATTAAACTAATCCATTCTTTAAGTATATTATCATTTTCGTATATATTATTATTACCATCTAAAACTAGTTGATTTTTACAAACGCATTCCGATAAATTTTTGTCTAACATATTATCATGATATTCGCTACATGATTTTAAATAATCGATAGGAATATTATCTTCACCATCTCTATTTCTAGTATAAATTCTCTTATGACACGTTTCGGGATCTGCTCTAACATAAACAATTTTATTGATAGGAAATTCATCAGCAAATGTATTGAACCAATTAAGATATATCTGATAATTAATATGTTCAATTTTACCAGTATCATACAACATCTTTGCAAAAACCATTTTATCTGTAAATAAACTTCTTTCAGTAATTACAATAAATTTATTTGGGTTTGAAACAGAACAATCATAATCACAAGATAAGTTAATTTTTTGAATTTTTAAATCAATTTCCTTCATAGTTTCTTTTAATAATTTTAATCGTGAAATATAAGCCATCATTTGGAATGAAAAGGAATACTTTTCTTGATTATTATAAAATTTCTCTAAAATTGTAACACCATTTTCGTCTTTAATTTTACTCCATTCATCAACAGGTTCTTTTAAGAATATAATATGTGTATTATCCTTAAAATGTTTTTTAATATTAGATAGCAATGTGGACTTTCCAGAACCAATATTACCTTCTATGGAAACAATTCTAATTTGGGGATTCATGATATGTATTATTTATAGATAATATTTATATCTATTTTATTCTCAATTTTATTTAATAAAAAAATTGATATTAAAAATATATATAAAGATAATACTATATAACTAAGTAATTAAACAAGCAAATGGACTTGAAACAACGTAAGCTAAACAAATCTGAATGGGATTCTATTGAGATTCCCGTTTCTAGCAACGAAATTGCCGTGTTAAAATTGATTATATCAGGTTATCATGATGTAATGACAAGAATTAATAAAAATAATTCTATCTTTACATATTTAAAGATAGAATTTTCAGAAAAAATGGAAGATTATATTTACAATAGATTCTTACGAAAAAGAATTGAAATAGTCGAGAATAAATTATTGGAATTAGACTCAAATTATAAAAAAATGAAAATTGACGCGAATATAAAACCTAATTCTTTAGATAGAGCAAGACTGGAAAGATTTAATGAAGAAACTATTAAAAATAATGATATATATGAAAATGTATTAATTGAACATATTGAACATTTATTTACAGCAAAAAAATCAAGGAATACAATATTATTTCATTTTCACTATTATACTCTTTATAAACTTATTAGAAATAATATTATTAGGTTAAATAGACACATTATAAATTTTGTAAAAATTGTTATTGACAAATTTGCTGATGAAATTGATAAATCAATTATTATAGAAAATGCTGTAGAATTTATAGAAAAAAATCAAAGTCTATTGAAATATGGTGATTTAGTTTTGTATGAACATCAAAAAGAAATATTTACATTAATTAAAAATCCAAGACCAAAATTGATATTATATATGGCTCCTACTGGAACTGGAAAAACATTGACACCAATTGCGCTTTCAGAACATAAAAAAATTATCTTTGTTTGTGCGGCAAGACATGTAGGATTAGCATTAGCGAGAGCAGCTATTTCTGTAAACAAAAAAATTGCTTTTGCGTTTGGTTGTTCAAGTGCCGATGATATTAGATTACATTATTTCGCAGCAAAAGAATTTACAAGAAATAAGCGGACTGGTGGAATTAAAAAAGTTGACAATTCTGTAGGTGATAATGTTGAGATAATTATTTGCGATATTAGGTCTTATTTGCCTGCAATGTATTATATGCTAGCATTCTTTCCAGCAAAAGATATTTGTAGTTATTGGGATGAACCTACTATTACAATGGATTATGATAATCATGATTTTCATAAGACAATTAGAAAAAATTGGAAAGATAACGTAATTCCTACATTTGTTTTATCATCTGCTACTTTACCTAAAGAGAACGAATTAACAGAAACAATTCCTGACTTCTTAAATAAATTTCCTGGTGCTGAAATCTGTAATATTGTTAGCCATGATTGTAAAAAATCTATTCCAATTGTTAATAAAGATGGTTTTGTTGTATTACCACATTATTTGTCAAGTAATTATGATGAAATATTAACAATAGCAAACCATTGTAGAAATTATTTAACTTTATTAAGATATTTTGATTTGAAAGAAGTAGTAGAGTTTATTTCATTTGTCAATAAAAACAATTATGCTAATAATAGAATGATATTAGATAGACATTTCGAAGATATAGATTCTATTAATATGACAAATATAAAAGTTTATTATGTAGAAATGCTAAGAAATATTAACAATTCAACTTGGCAGATTATATATACAAATTTTCAAGAAAGCAGAAGACCGAGAGTTTTGGAGAATCAAAATGTAGATACAAAAGGTAGTAGAATTTATAAATCTAGAAGTTTAGGTCCTGGTGTTACTTCAGCATCTTCAAATCATTTTGAAGGGAAACCACTTTCAAGACTCGCATCTGAACAAATTACTAGTTCAACAAATTTACAACCTATTACTAAAGGAACATCAGGTGTTTATGTTACAACTAAGGATGCTTATACTTTAACTGATGGTCCAACTATATTTATTTCAAATGAAATTGAAAAAATAGCAAAATTCTGTGTTCAACAGGCAAATATACCAGGTGCTGTTATGGATGAACTCATGAAGAAAATTGAATATAATAATATTATCAACCAAAAAATTAATGATATTGAGGTTGAATTAGACCTTATTAAAGAAGGTATTGAAAAACAAGTTAAAAATAGTGTTAGTCAATCTCATGCAGGACATCAGGTTAAAGGTAGAACTAAGTCAAGCAAAGATCCTAAAAAATTAAGTAAAGATATTCCTGATGAATTACAAAATAAAGGTGCGCTTAATAAAATGACACAAGAGGTAAATAGTTTAAGAGCATTAATTAAACGAGCTTCGTTAAATGATACATTTGTTCCCAATAAAAAACAACATCTAGAAAAATGGGCACCTGATATGAGTATTTCAAACGCATTTACTAGTTCAATTGATGAGCAAGTAGTTGCTGATATAATGGCATTAAATGGTGTTGATAATTTATGGAAAATTCTACTTATGATGGGAATTGGTGTATTTATTAATCATGATAACATTACTTATACTGAGATCATGAAAAAACTTGCTGATGAACAAAAATTATATATGATTATAGCATCTAGTGATTATATTTACGGAACAAATTATCAGTTCTGTCATGGTTTCTTGAGTAAAGATTTAGATTTAACGCAAGAAAAAGTAATTCAAGCTATGGGTCGTATTGGTAGAAATAATATTCAGCAAACTTATACGATTAGATTTCGAGATGATTCACAAATTGCTAAATTATTTACATCAGAAACTGAGAAACCAGAAGTTAGAAATATGAATATATTATTTAATAGCACAAATGTAAAGTATGAGAATGGTGAATATATTGAAGTGCCTGAGGAAAATGAAGAATTAATTGTTGAAGAGGGTGGAGAAGGTTTTGACCCATATGATAGAAATGAAGATGAAGAGAATGAGGAGAATGAAGAGAATCAAGAAGAAGCTTAAATAAATATTTAAAAAATTTAATAAAAAATAAATATTAAATTTTTTTCATAGAATAATTAATTTACATAATGTCAAAAGACAAAGAAATAATTTATTACATCAACTAATAATTTCAGTTACAAAGATGATGAAAAAAATCCTAAATTTAAAAGCAAGAATAATAGATTATTATAAATTAATATTTGTAATAATCGAATATGATGGTAAAATTGTATTTATGGGGAATCTGAGTTTTGAGGGATTGGTATAAATCTAATATAAAATGCAGTATTTCTCAATTTATTTCCGTATACATCTCTAAGAGTATATTCATCATGGTAATCTATTTTAGGTGCTAATTCAGGGTCACGTCCATTAATATTATTATATTGTCCTGTTTCAACAATTTCAATATCACGATTAGGTTGAATTTCGCGCATATTATTTTTAACTGCTTCAATAAAATTTTTTATTGTAATATCAGGACTAAAGTCCCAATAATAGGTTATTCCGGTATAAACAATCTTAAAATAGAAGGTATAATTTTCGTTGTTCTCAGACATGTTTAATGTGTAGTATGATTTAATATATTTATATCATTATTAATTCAATTTTTTTTAATAATTAAATTTAATTATATTAATTATTAAATAGTAATAATAATAACCAGACGATAAATCGTTTAGTTGGAGTAAGCCAAACCACCCATACCACTCATGATACGAAGAACGTTGTAGTTGGTAGCATAGACACGGACCTTAGCAG